TAATTCGTCTCCTACAATAGCTGTATCTTGAGGAACAATTATAGGATGAACTTCATTGTATTGTCCTGTTTTTACAAATATTGTTTTGTTTGCTTTTTGTTCTGCAGGCACACTGTTTGTATTACCTGCTGTAATTGCGTCCGTTGTTAAATCTATCAAGTTTGCAATAGTTGTAGAAAGTCCATCATGATCACCAGTAAAAGCACTAGGCTTAACTTGTGTAACTGGGCTTGCAACACTATTAAGTGTTTGATAATTATTTGATGGATCTGTTTTATCTAAAACATTTTCCATAATAGTTTCTAAATATTCTATTGCGGCTACAGTTTGTCCTGTTTGACCTGCAATGTAACTTGCACCACCTGGTGCAAAATAACTTAATGCAACTTTGCGTGAGCGTACATTACCACCATGTGATAAATCCCATGCAAGTGCATCAATAATTTGACCTGTGTCTCTACTACATTTTACTTTATCATATGTAAATGCACCTGTAAATGGAGCAATATTATTTGCGATTTGATAATCAATCCATTCAACAACTTCTGCTTGCATAAAGGCTCTGTTGACTTCAATTATATGTCTACTTTGTGCATTTGCCGATCCACGTTCAATTTGCTCTGTTGCAAATCTCACAGTTTTGAAAGGTCTATCTAATGTAATACCTCTATCTGGAGCATCACCATCAACACCACTTTGCGTATCAACATAATATACATGATTTATTTGACCAAAGTATGTCCACTCCGGAGCGTCTGCCGCATCATTAACTTTTAAAATTTGTCCTGGTTTGCCGACTGGTAATCTTGTAGGTCCTGCTCCACCGTAATAGACTATATCACCAGCAGTTGTTAAATTACCTGCTTCAGTACCACCACTAAAGAAGTTCCAATATACTCCTCCTGTGTCGTTAGCAGGATCATTTACACCGTTACTTGATGTATGTTCTAAAATACAAATATATGAGTTTACACCCTGTTGTACAACATCACCTTTGTCATATGCTGTTGCATCAGTCCAAGTATCTTTCCAACTTGCACCTTCATTAAGTTTGTCCCAATAAGTTGTATTTGGAGGTCTTACACCGTTTGAATTTGCTTTTGCAAGATAAGTCCAACCACCAACTCTAACTACATCACCTGTTCTATAGTCTTGGCTTGTTGAATCGTCACCAAAATCACCTCTTAGGTTAAATCCTGTAATGAATACATCCCAGTCATTTGTGTTTAGTGCTGGTTTCTTTTCTGTATTATTTGTTTTTGCAATATATGTATAACCACCATAAGTTACAATATCACCAATTTGATAATCCGAATATGCTCCCCATGTATCTTCAAATTCTAAACCTGGAACAAATACTGCCCAGTTTGCTTCATCTGCTGTTAAGTTTACTGACACACTTGATGTGTGATAGGTTGTACAAATCCAAAGTGTGCCTGAGTCTTTAACAACATCATTTATTTTATAACGTGTTGCACTAGTCCAATCACCTTTGTATTCAATACCTTTGTGGTAGTAATCCCATTTTGCTTGATCTGCTTCAAGACCTAAAGTAGCAGTTGCCGCAGAAGTATGTCCTGTGTTACAAACATATACTTGTCCGCCATATTTTACAAGATCGTTTGCTCTATATCTTGTTCCTACTGCCCAATCTGTTTTCCAATCAAATCCATCACTGAACACATCCCAGTTTGCACTATTAAGTTCTAATCCTTGAACAGTGTTAGGAGCACTTACATGATAAGTTGTACATATATAAACTTTTGCACCATACTTAACAATATCATTAACTTTGTATCTTGTGTTTATTGCCCAGTCACCTTTGTAATCAAAGCCTTCACCAAATAGATCCCAGTAGGCTGAAGTACTGTCATCTCCAAGGTTGCTTTCTAATCCGCCGATTATGTCATTATCAGCAATGTGTCCTGTATTTGCAATATATAATTGTCCGCCATATTTTACTATGTCATTAATTTTGTATACAGCTTGGGGTGCCCAGTCGCCTCTCCAAGTCTGTCCGTCTGCAAATTGTTGCCATTTTGGTGTTGCGTCATTTAGGTCCAACATAAAGTCAGTTTGTGATATGTGTCCAACAATACACATAAATGTACGTCCACCGTATCTTATTACATCATCTTTGTAATAAGTGGTAGCTACAGACCATTCGTCTTTCCATATAAAACGTATTCTACCAAGTTTAAATTCAGCCATTGATTACTCCAGTATATGTTATATTTATCATAAGTTAAAATCCTGCGTTGCCATCCCCAGGTGCCGGCGCTCCACCTGATCTAAAGAATGCCGAGGCCGCCATTTCTCCATCAACCCCTTGTTTAAAATTAACACTTACATTTGCGTTAATTACACCACCCAATGGCTTGAATATTCTTTGTCCTTCAAAACTAATATTACCTGCATTAAGTCTGTTTACAGCAATATCACTACCACCTGACGTCACTCTTGATTGTACATATGACGCAACTGCTTTTTGTGTTGGTACAATATTGTTGCTGTTAGCCGCAAAAGTAGGATCTGTACTAAATTCTCTAATCACTGCTCCTGTACCACCTAATACAACACCACCTAGTCTTAGTTCTTCAAGTCCATCTAGTTCAAAAAATGCCGCATTAATACTAATTGTACCTGTTGCCTGTTCAACTTCAAATAGTTCACCTACCCTAAAGTTACCGTCTTGGTCAGTACTTGTATAGAATACACGCCCACCATCATATTGCAACACTTCGTTAAATTGTTTAGGTTCAGCATTTGCATCTGGATTATAACCAAAAACATATAATCCTGGATAATTTGTACTTCCAAAGTTACCTGTACCTATGTCTAAGAAATCATGTCCAGTAAGTCTAATTTGACTGTATTTTTGTCTAATTGTAATCTGTTCATTGTGTTGTGGTGCTTCTTTACGTCCTAAACTTGGACTTATTTGCATTGTTAAGTTGTATGCACCTAACGTACCTGTTTGTTCTAAAATTTTAACAACGAAGTATGTCACATCATCTATTCCAGAAATTTTGATATTATCTCCAGGACCTGGCAATTTACTAACATTTTGTAATATTAATGTATCTGCAATTTGTGGTATTTCAGCATATCCGTCACCTGTAACTGTAGCTGAAGACCTAAAGTATCCTGAACCAAAGTTAGATACTGCTGGTTGTGATAGCACTCCGTTTTTAATTAGAGGTAATATTGTTACATCTGAAGTATTTTGAGTATCAAAAACTGTTACTGCTGGAGCATTATCATAACCTGCTCCAACTTCATGTATATAAAATTCTCCAATACGTCCACTTGCAACTTGTGCTCTAGCTAACGCCGGTGTTCCATATTCTATTTTAATTGCATCTGAGCTAGAAGAAGTTGGTACTAACCATTCACCAATACCCATAAGACTTAAAACGCCGCCTCTTTTTTCTGCACTATTTGATAATAATTTATTACGCCAATGAAAACCATCTCTACTAAATGCAACAACATCACTATTTGATCCTGTATCATTTTTTACTGCACACCAAGTACCGTTGTTCCATGCAAGTCCGCCCCATTCACCTGGCTCCATAGTACCCTGGTACCATGTTATTCCATCGAAACTTACTGCTGTTTCTGCTGTACTACTATCTGTTTTATTCGTTACAGCAACAAATCTATCTTTCGCATACTCAACATGTCCCCATGCACTTGTAGCTGGTAATGTGAATGCTGTCCAATTAGATCCATCATCAGTACTGTATGCTCCTGCGTTACTTGGATTACCAGCTGTACCTGATACAACTACCCATGTGTTGTTACCATATGCTACATCTGTCCAATATTGTGAACTAGGCAATGTTACTGCCGCCCATGCTGTTCCGCTATCATTACTTCTTTGTAATTCGGATTTTGCGGCCGCTTTAGATGTTGTAGCAAGTATTGTATTAGATATTGTGCTTCCTGCCATACCACCTATTTCACTTGATGCACTTAAACCTGCTGTGTCATTCCAATTTTGTCCACCATCCGTGCTAACACTACCTGCGTTATTATCATTGTGTACAAATATATTTCCGTTAGCTACTGCACAATAATAACCGTTTGTTGTACTTGCTGTTGTCCACGAATTTCCATCTGTGCTTACAACAACTGATCCGTCTTCTCCAGTAACAACGTATATTGGATTACCGTTATATGTTCCTTGTGCAACATCACTCCAAATACTTGTAGAACCTAAATTAATATTTTGCATCGAATATGTTGGTTCTGCTATATCTACTCTCGGTTCTATATAATATCTAGTTGTATCATTTAAACTTGCTTCAATAGGATAACCTGTAACATGTTCCCACCCAGGTTCTCCGTTTGATTCTTTTTCAACAGTTGCAATTTTACTTGTTGTATTGAACCCAGATATTTTTCCATATTGTCCTGTACCTTTACCATCATATATAAACAAACGCATACCTAAATATTCTGCTTCGGTATCTGCATCATCTGCACCACTTAATGTTAATTGTGTTGGAGTACCTATTTGTGCTTTGTTTGCTTTAAACATATAGTTTGTACCACCAATAAAGTTTGAATCTTCTTCAGTAACATATATTTCTGATAGTGCGTTATTTCTAATATCATTTGTTAGATTACTTGCATAATCAGAACCGTTACCTGTAACATTTAATACAGCATTAGTATAATTTTCACCTGCATTAGTATATGCTACACCAAATATTTTGTCTTTATTAGTATATGTAAATTTAATTTGTGCTTGCTTACTTCTATTGTTTACATTACCTGAAATAGCAACTTCTTCTTGATCATAACCTTCCGCAACACAACCGTAATCTCCATAAGAGTTGTTACCGTTCAATGCACGAACTTTACCACCATCAGTTGCAAGATAACCTATATGACAATAGTAAGTAAACACAGATACAAGCTCTGACTTTCCTTCACCATTTGCCCAATAACCAATACCATCACTTAAAATTTGTGTAAAGTCGTTAGCAACTATCGATTTATTACCGCTGTTGTGTAAATCTCCGTCAACCTTCATACCAATACATCCATTACCAAATGTTGTTACGTTTTGAACATAAGGTGATTTTGTAGTAATATGAGCATAAGTTGCATCAGGACCTGTTGCTGGATCCAAAGAAACATAAGCACCTGCTGTTGGTCTTCTAGTTAGGTTGTCATTAGGTGGACCTAATGTTCCATTTAAACCTTGTAATGTACAATTTCTTAAACCACTTCCGTTATGCATGTAAAACATATCGCTATTTTCATAACCATCAGCTGGTAAAATTGTTGTGCTACGTAATTCGTCACCTACCACAGCAACATTTGCCGGAATAACCATAGGCAATACTTCTTTGTATGCTCCTGTTGCAACAAAAACTGTTGCTGGTGTTCTTTCACTTAAATTACCTTGTAAATATTGTAATGCATATCTAATTGTTTTAAAAGGTCGTGCTTGGCTACGTCCATTTTCAGGTATATCTTCACCTTGTACACTAACGTACCAAACTTTATTAATTTCATATAAGTTTTCATATTTTAAAGTAGTGTCTTCGTCTACCTTAAGCATTTGACCGGCAGTACCAATTGCCAATCTTGCTGGTCCTGCTGTGCTTCCATCATCTGTTACATTATAAGTTCTTAAATCACCTTTGTAACGCATAACATTGTTTGCCGCAGAAGTCGTGTTGTTACCTGCATAAACATTCCAATATATAGGTCCTGGTGAGCTTCTTCTTTGATCCTCTTTAGGCCTTGCTTCTAAAAGATTGCTGAAGTGCGATTTTTTACAAACATATGTGATACTTTCATCCATAACAACATCACCTGGGTGATATTCAAACACTGTGCTGTCACCGTTAGCATCATTTGTAGATTCTTTCCATTCGCCTTTCCAAGCAATAGAAGTTTGAATCAATCTCCAACTTGCACTTGTATCGTTGTCTGGATCTCCCGGTTCAACAGTTTCAACAGGTAAAATGTTAACTAAGGCTTCATACAAATAACCACCTTTTCGAACAACATCTCCTGGTTGGTATGGATTTAAAATATCCCATTCCCCTTCTAAGTTGTAACCTCTAGTTACAATTTCCCAATCTGCGCCATCACCGTCTTGTTCAACACCAAATGCACTAGGATTTGAACCTATGTTAATTGTAAGTGCTACATAGGAATAACCACCATATGTAACAATATCTCCTGGTTGGTATACAGAATTTGCTTCCCAATAATTTTCATAACCTAGTCCAGGTAACCACATTTCCCAATCATTCTGGTCATCAAATGTATCTGTACCACTCATACCTCTTCTTGCTCTGTACAAGTTAGAACCATATTGAATGATGTCATTTGTTTTATACCATTGCTGACCTGACCATGCGCCTTTGTATTCAATACCTTCAGCAACTAATTCCCATTTTGCCGCTGTAGAGTCTTCACCTAAATCACTTCCTAAACCTTCTCTGATGTCACTGTTGCTTGTATGACCTACAATACATCTATAAACATTACCACCATATCTTATAATATCGTCTTTTACATATCTAAGATTTGTAGTCCAATCACCTTTCCAAGCATCAGCACGATTATATACACTCCATTTACTAGCATCAACTTCTAATCCGTTTACAGCATCACTACTTTGATGAGCTTGTGTACACACGTAAATGTTTCCACCATATTTTATTATGTCGTTAAGTTTGTAATACGTAGATGCTGTCCAGTTAGCGAGATAATTTGCACCTTTAGCATATATCTTCCATTTTTCTCCGTCTGTTTCTAAACCTTCACTTATTGTACTTCGGCTTGTATGACTGTCTATACAAACATATACTATTCCTCTGTACTTCACAATGTCGTTTACTTTGTAAAATGCTTCAGGTTGCCATTCACCCTTCCATTCAAAACCGTCTAACATTTGCTCCCATCTAGGTGTAACAACACCTGAAACAATGTTATCTAAATCTGTGTTGAAGTCTGGACTTGCAGTATGATTAGTTAATGCTGTAAAAACCTTACCACCATATTGTACTACATCATCTTTTCTATATGCAGTATTTGTGACCCAAGGTCCTTTCCAGTTAAAACGTAATCTATCAATTCTAAACTCAGCCATTTTACTTTCCTAATCGTTATGTTAGTGTATTTATTTGTCCACCCATACCCGAGTGATTTGTACAATAATAATATAATGTAGGAGCATTTACAGGTACAGTAAACTTAATGTAACTTCCTTCTACTCCTGGTGTTCCTAATACTTGTACCCCTGTTGTATATTGTACTCCTCCATTATGTGTACCATTTGGGGTTGTACTTAATCTCCAAGGGTGTGTAGCATTACTTGAATCTGATTGTCCAAATGTATACACTTGACCTTCATACAAGTTTAGTGTTGGTTTTTCAATACCGTTAATGTAAAACTTACCTCCACCTGCTGTAATTTTATAAAAGTTTTTGTTGTAGTCAGTTAATCCGTCTGAACTAATATCTGTTTCATATGTGTATGGTTTGTTAACTCTTAAAACAAACTCTCCTTCTGCATTTATGTAATAATTTACATGTCTATTATCCCAGCGTAGTTGTTCAAAGTTTAAATTTTCATACACTATTTCATGATTTTGATCTCTGCCTTCAAAGAAATCAATGCCTTGTTCAAATTCGTTAAAGTTTTTTTCCGGATCTCCTGGTTTGTTAACTTGAATTCCTTCATCAGTAGACATTTGATCAATTTTTGTTAAAAACAATTCACCTTGTTCAGTTCTTCTAAGTCCGTAGAAGTACCTACCATCTATATTATCTGTAACAAAACTTGCTTCACTACCTGCATACTGTGACATAATCTACTCCTTAAGTAATATCCACATAACTAATTATTGCATCTAATGCATCGTCAATATCTGCTTGCACTAGAATACTAAAACCAGACGGAATAATAATTTTTTCTCCACCTATCATTGCCTTAAACGCTGTTTGAGGCGCTATCATAACATTCTTTACGTAATGTGCTTCTACACTACTGTCATCTCTAATTAAAATACTTGCTTGTACTGTAAAATCTGTAACATTTGCCAGATTCAAACCAATTATAGTTGAATTAGTACCTGCTGAAGCTTCAAACACTTCAATCTTTTGTGTACCTACTGCACTTACAATCTTTTGTCTAAAAAATGTTGCCATATTGTTATCCTAACACTAATACATATTCCAAAGCAATCGCTTCAGCATCGTTTCTACTAATACCACTAGCACTACCTGCTACACTTTCCCAGTTAGTACCATTAAATATTTCAACACGTTCATCTTCTGTGTTGTATCTAAGCATACCTGCTTCTGAATTAACAAATGCTGGTCTCTCTGCAATAGTACCAACCGGAATAACAACACCTTTACTTCCTGCAAATTTAAAATAACCTGTTGCAGTTGCTTCAAATGTAGTAACGCTATCCGATACTGTATTTAATATATCTGAGCCATTAATTTTAAAATTATCAATGACAACTCCGCCAGTTCCGTTGGCAGATAATACTAAATCTGTATTAGTACTTATTGTTTTTATTGAGTTATCATCAAATTCCAGATCATCTACAATAAGTTTTTGGGTGCTAAATCTGCTAGGTGTAAGATCAGCAGTTAGTTGCCCACCGTTGTAGAATCTAATAATATCGTCATTTGCTCCTGGTGTTAATTCAGCTGTAATATATGTGTCGCCATCATTATCAGTAACACCAGCATCTAATTTAGTCCATGCTCCGTTATATCCTTCAAAACTGTTTGTTGATGTATTGAATCTAATCATACCAGTAACAGGTGTACCGTTACGTTCTAAAGTAGTACCTTTTGGTAATATCATACTATCTGTACTATCAATTGTAAGTGTGCCGCTTGCAGGTGATAAAATCATTTCACCTGCTGTACTCATTACATTTGCATCAAAACTAAAATCATCTACTACAATAGAACCAGTTCCGTTTGCCCTAAGTTCTAAATCACTATTACTTAATGTTGTAGTAATAAAGTTATCATCTATTAGCAAATCACCTGTAAAGAAACTGTTACCAGTAATTCTTCCTTGCGATAATAATGATGCCGCTGTAATATCACCAAGCACAGTTAAGTTTTTAGTAACCACAACGTCATTATGAGGGAAGTTTACAATTCCTGTTCCACTTGCACTTAATTCTAAATCACTATTACTGTCAGTAGTTTTGATTACATTTCCAATAATACTAACATTTTCAAATTGTGCAGGACCAGTAACATCTAATCTATCATTTACTGTAAGATTTGTAGAAGTTAAATCTGTAATTGTAGCAGTTTGTAAACTTGTTGTTCCGTCAACATTAAAATCATTTGAAATTTCTAAATTATTATTTGGAATAATAACTTTTCCTGTTCCATTTGCACGTAATTCTAAATCACTATTACTTTCTGTTGTTGTAATAATATTATCGTTAATTTCTATATTATCAAAATTTATTTGACCTTGTATAGTCATATTGTTTGTGACAGTAAGATCTTCTATAGTTGCTGTTGTACCTGTCAAAGCACCTGTCAAAGTTGTTGTGCCGTCTACTGTTAAATTTCCAGTTACAGTTGCATCATCTTCAATTCTTACTTGTCCAGTGCCACTTGCACGTAATTGTAAATCACTATTAGATTGAGTAGTTGTAATGTAATTGTCGTTTATTTCAATATCTTCAAATTGTGCTTGGCCGTTTATTGTTACAGCATCGTTTACTGTCAAAGTGTTGACTGTGTATATGTCACCAGATAAACTGTTAAATGTAACTGTTCCTGAAACATCTAAATCTCCTGTGATATTTACGTTGTTGTTAGGTATTAAAATATTACCTGTACCACTTGCACGTAACTCTAAATCTGCATTTGATGTTGTAGTTGTAATAAAGTTATCATCAATTAGTATTTCTTCAAACTGAGCATTGCCATTAATTATTGCTGTGTTAGAAACTAAACTGTCGGTAGTAATTGTGCCGGTTGCCGCTAAATTATTAAATGTAGTAGTACCAGTAACATTAAGGTCACCGCCAATTTCTAAATCGCTGTCTGTAAATACAACTTTACCTGTTCCGTTAGATTGTAATTCTAAATCACTGTTACTTTGTGTTGTTCTAATAACATTACCGTCAATTTGTATGTTTTCAAAATTTGCTTGTCCTGTAACAGTTAAAGTATCTGACACAGTTAAATCTTGATTTATTGTAATTGATCCAGATGTTTGTGAAATATCTCCGTCAAATGTTGATTGTCCATTTACTGTTAACGGACTATTAATTGTAACATCTCCGTCATATACTGTATCGCCTGTAACTTGTAGTTCACTATCAATAACAACTTTACCTGTGCCAGCGGCATTTATTTCAATGTCACTGTTACTATCTGTAGAAATAATTTGATTACCTTCAATTTTAATATTGCCATTATCAAAATTATTTGTATAAACATTTTTCCAACGTTTATTAGTAGCACCTAAATTAAAAATTGCATCTACATTAGGAACAATATTACTGTCAATTTCACTTGCAAATTCTATACTATCAGTATCAGCATCACCAATAGTTACATTTCCACCTACTGTAACATTTCCTGTAACATCTAAGTCACCTGTAATGTTTGTATTTTTTTGAATGTTAACTTGTCCGGAAATACTATCAATGTTAAAATCACCTGTAGTAGTTTCAATTGTATTTCCGCTAATTCTAAAATTACCAGTTTCAATTTTTGTTCCGTCAATAAAAGTTGTATCTCCACCTGTTTGGAATGTAAGTCCATTTGGTGTAACAACATCTAAACTTGCCGCATTAAATACAACTTGTCCTGTTTCTTGATCTACGTAAAAATTATCGCCAACTCTAAAATCACCCCTGTGATCAACACTTGTAAATCTTACACTAGCATTGTTTAATTCTATAACTTCATTTGTCTGCACTACTGTTGTTTCATCATTAGTAACTTCTTTTCCGTTGCCAATGTATGCAAAATTATGGCCTATTAGATACATAATTACGCCGTTTCCGTCGCCATGAGCTCCAAAGTTACCATATACGTTAGCACTGCTTATACTTCTTAGTTCGCCGCCGAAATCACTAAAGTCTGCAAGTTCAACATAGTTTGCAGTTGCGCCACCGCTAAATGTTATATTTTGTTTTTCTTTAACATCTTCTTCTAATTCAGTTGCATTTGCAGGACCATCAAAATGAGTCATAAACTTTGTGTTTGCATCGCCAACTTGCTGTGCAGTTGGTACACTATAAGTTCCAGTTGCGTATCTAGCACTATCGCTTATTCTTATATCATCAATATGTCCGTTAAATGCATTTTGTCCTAAAAAGTCTGCTCCAATTTTAACTGGTTTAATGTCCCCGTAATCAGATAAATCTCTATATGTAATACCAACCTGTGTGCCATTAAGATAAAGTCTAGTCCAGCCATTAAATCTTGTAACTGCAATGTGTTGCCAACTACCTGTAGCAACAGTTCCACCTTGAATTCTTGTAGTTCCTTGTGTTGCATATTTTAAAGTTGTTCCGTCTATAAAAACATGCGGAGTTATATCTGTAGCTATTCCTGCTCTAAGATCAAATAGTGTTTGTATTCCTGTTACGCTGTTAGGATCAATCCACATTTCTAAACTAAAATCATTTTGTCCAAAACCAAAATCGTCATTAGTTGTAATTGCAATGTAATCTCCGGTTCCGTCTAAAACAAGAGAACTAGATCCAAACTTTTTATTACCTGTGTCTAATTTTGCATCACCATTAAATCCAATAATCTTTTTAGTACGTAATGTTCTTTCAGCAAGTCCACTTACATTTCCATCTATGAAAAATTTTCCATCTGTATCTTTTGCAGATATGGTTCCTGTCGCTAATACACTACTACCGTCAATGCTGTTTAATGTAAATGTTTCTCCTGAATTAAATGATCCGTCTAAATCACTTACACGTATTCCTGTTTTACCTGCACCTTTTAAACCTGCTGAACCATTTAAGGCTTTCAAACCAATATTTGCAAAATATGTAAATGAGTTTAACCACTCTACTCTAACACCATTAGTTAGTGTAAGTGCATCTACTCCAGGAGTAATAAAAGTCACTGCATGAAATAGACAACTTGCTTCTTTAGAATTAGCTGTAGCAACACTACCATCTAATATCGCACCTTTACCAGCATCACCTTGATTAAATCCTCTAGGGTCACTAGAATTTGTTACACTACCTTTAGTAATAACTGTAACGTTCCTAATATATGGACTACGTGATGTAACTTCAAAGTTTGGTGCAAAACGGAATGCATATCCTTCATCTGTGCCGCTGTTGTAGTAAAAATCTCTAATTGTTAAATCTTCAACAGTGGTTTCACCGTTTAGATGAAATGCATCTCTAGAGTTATCACTATCTGGTTGCACTGTTACACTTCGTAAACTATGTCCTTTTACTGTTACTCCTGCTGGTATAACTAATGGAAAGTTTTCGCTGTATATTCCAGGCATAATATGAATAGTATCGCCTGCTGTTGCAATTTGTAATGCTTTCTCAATAGTTGCTACTGGGTCTTGTGGATGCGTTCCTGACTTAGCATTATTTCCGTTTTCAGCAACATAAATTGTGTTGCCATATCTAGTTTCTAATGCAACACCATCTACAGTAAGACTATCTGCTGTAATATTAGTTGCATTAACATTTTGAAAATAACCTGCTCTCCAACGTTTAGTTGTTGTACCTAAGTCGTAAGTATTATCTATATTAGGAATAATACTACTTGCAAGTTCAGCATTAAAGTCAATGCTGTCTGTGTCTTGATCACCTAAAGTAATATTTCCGTCTGTAGTAACGTCACCACTTACTACTAGGTTACCGCTTACATTTGTATCTGAAAGTAACTCTATTGTTCCAGTTCCGCTAGGAGATAGTTCTAAATTAGCGTTACTGCTTAATGTTCTAATTGTGTTATCATTAATTTCTATATCGTTGACAACTAATTTATTTTGGTATACAATATTATCAGCAGTGCCTAGATCAATTTGTCCTGTAGCACTTGATATTTCATTACCACTAAAAGTTAAGTCTCCTACTTTTAAAGTATCAAGTAGTAAGTTTGTTGTTCTTAATGATCCGTTAATATCTAAATCGTATTGAGGATTATCATTGTTAATTCCAACTCGAGAGTTGTTAACATCCAAATATAGAAGATCCGTCTCAAAAGCCAGGTCTATCCCGTTTCTAACGAGATTTGACTTTAAGAGCGGACCGGATATGCGACCTACAGCCATCTCTTCTCCTCAACACGGGCATCTTGTGCCACCAACCACCTTGCTTTGCGGGTTGACCACAGTGTGATAACAACAATTTTTAGGTCTGAATTATTGTTATATAATGTATTTATGTGATTATGTAATAATGTATGTGTTAGCCAAAGATTAGAATGTATTCATTCATAATTTCTTGCATAGTAGCATCGCTAACACCAGCACCTGTACCAGCCGCTGTTACCCAATCTGCACCATCAAATACTTCTAAATATGCTAGATTTGTGTTAAAACGTGCATGTCCTAATTCAGGTGTTGGCTCACGTCCGGCGCTACCTCCAATAGGTATACGTACTCCACCTGTACCGCTAAATTTAACATAGCCGTCATCAGTACCCGATAATGTTGCAGTATTAGGTCCTGTTACTACTATTTTACTATCGTGAAATTCTAAATTATCTATTACTACTCTACCGTCTCCTTGTTCAGGCAGTAGCAGTAAATTAGCATTTGTATTATTAACTGATATAGTGTTTGCATCAATATCTAATCCAGTAAGTTCTAATCTATCCATTGATGTTGCATTAGGATATCCCATACTCATAACCTTTGTATTATTTGTATAGAAATCTAATTTATTACTGTCAGAAACTGCTTCAATTCTTGTTTCTAAATCATCACTTGCTAATCCACCAAGCCTACGTTGTACAGTTCCGTTATATCCTACAAAGTGATTTTTACTTGTATCGTAATGTAATTGTCCTTGAGCGTATAATGGTAGATCACCTTTTGGTATAACTACATCTCCTGTAGTATCCACTTGTAAATATGTATCAGGTTTGAATACAATGTCAGCCGCTGTACTGTCAGCAGTTTTTGTATCCATAACATTATCTCTAATTCTAAGTTGGTCTAGTTCAACTAAAGCACTTCCATTTGCTTTTAATTCTAAGTTACTGTTTGTATCAGTAGTTGTTATAAAATTATCATCAAATGTAATGTTTCCACTCATTTGTAATTCTGGTGTTGAAAGTTGAGCATTAATTACTATACCGTCTACTGTTAATGTTCCATTAACATCTAAATTTTTACCAAAACCTGCACTATCATTCATTACAACATTACCACTCCCGCTTGCCACTAATTCTATATCACTGTTACTGTTGTAAGTTTGTATGCTGTTTCCATAAATTGCTATTCCTGGTAACATTGTTGTAGCAGAAGTAATTCTATTAGTAGTTGCTGTGTTTGTATTGGCTTGTTGTATGTTACCTCCTGTAGAAGTTGTATTGCCTACTACAGTCAAGTCTTTATCTAATTGTACATTTTCTTGCAGGCTTACTTTACCTGTGCCACTTGCACGTAGTTCTAAATCAGCATTTGAATCTACTGTTCTTATAGTGTTTCCTAAAAAGTGTATACCTTCCATTGAAATACTAGTTGGTGCAGTTACATTATTTGTAATTGTAACATTGTTAAAGTTTGCTATGTTTATATTTGATATCTGTGTATCAACATCAACTGCATTTACATTGTCTGCAACAGTTACGTTTTCTTCTAACTGTACAGTTCCTGTGCCGTTTGCTCTTAATTGTAAATCAGCATTACTATCTGTTGTTTCTATTTTGTTGCCATGCAGTTTTATACTGCCAAAAGTTGTTCCTGGTGCAATTAAAGTTGTGTTGATAGTTGCATGATTAATTGATAAGTCGTTAGCTGATATATTAGGTGCTACACCACCTATAGTATTTACAGAAAGATTTTTACTTATTAAAACATCTTCTCGTAATTCAATAGTGCTTCCTCCAGTTTTTTCTGCTATTTGATAAGGAGCGGAAAGTGTATATTCTTTAACTTTGTCATGATTGTTACCTACAATGAACATCTTTGTACCATCAGGTGAAATATGTATACCGCTAGGATTTCCTCCTATAAAATAAAAACCTAAATGTTCAGCAGTTGAAATATCAAATGGTGTAGCAACATTAAATTGATCAACACCGTTGCCCCTTGTACCTACAATAAGCAATCTTCTACCGTTAGGGCTCCACTCTATACCAAATGGTTCAATGTCTATGAGACCTACATACAAATCTTGCACAAATGTTATTGATGATATATCAAATGCTGAAGGTAAATCAAATTCGTAAATCTTATCTCTTTGATTTCCTGTTACATAAAGTTTTGTTCCGTCATTGTTAAAGTCAAAGCCAAAAGTATCATCTTCACTAGGTGTAACAAGGTTAGTCCACACTGGTGAGTTTTGACTAAACACTCCTGTGGAAACATCAAATGCAGTTGAGAGATTGTATTCTGTCAAGCAGTTAGTGCCTGGACCAGTAACATACATTTTTGTACCATCTAAGTTAAATTTAACTGCTGTTGGATTGTTAATTACAGAAAGACTATCTACATAAGTTACTGTTGAAGAAAGATCAAATGCTGTCGAAAGTGTGTATTCACTAACATCGTCACCTTGTGTTCCGGCAATAAACATTTTTGTACCATCGTTATTAAATGTTACTGCTCTAGGAGCATTTTCTTCTGCGTTAACACTAAATTGTGGTCCTACTGTAACTGTAACTGGTTCTTTGTTTGCACGTAATTCTAAATCTGCATTCGAACTTAATGTTTCAATTACATTACCTTCAATTCTAATATCACCTATTATTTGATTTTCAACATCATAATTGTTTGTTACTAACTTTTCGCCTTGACTGCTAGACATTGTAGCACTTCCAAAACTATAATTTGCTTGTGTTGTAATGTTATCAGCTTCAACACTACTATTGATAGTAATTTTTCCTGTGCCATTAGGACGCATTTCTAAATCACTATTACTTTCAGTAGATGTTATTACATTTCCAAGAAAAGCAACATTTTCAAAATTAGCCATTCCTTGTGCATTTACACTGTTTGTAGTTACAGTATGCAGTGTAATATTTTTATTTGCAACTATATTACCATTGAATGTAGTTGATGAATTTACAAATAAATTGCCATTGTAAATTTGTTCCTCATCTAATGTTGTTGTACCTGCGGTACTGTCTGTACCAACTTCTAAACTACTAATTCTTGTTTTACCTGTGCCTGCCGGATTAATTAATAAATCGCTATTTGTATCATGTGTAATAATACTATTTCCGCTAATTGATATTTCATCTAAATCTAATTGATCTGAAAATAGTCTACCCCAATATTTTGTAGAACTACCTAAATTGTATGTGTTATTAAAATTAGGTGTAAGGTCACTAATTACATCTGCACTTAAATTAATATTATCTGTATCTGCATCACCTAATCTTACTAACGCTCCGCCTATAGTTACATTACCACTTATATCTAAATGTCCCGTAATATTTGTATTATCTAAAATATTAATTACGCCTGCACTATTAAGATGTAATGTATCTGATATTGTTTCAACTGTGTTTCCACTAAATCTTATTAAATCTGTTTTTACTTGTGTACTATCTAATACAACACTATTACCTTGTGTTCTAATTGTAAGTCTATCTGTACCGCTAAAATCAAAAGCCGCACTTTCAATATCAACTTCACCTGTAGTTGCGTCTACAAACAAAGCACCTCCAACTCTAAAATCACCGTTATGGTCCACACTAGAAAATAATACTTTTCCGTTGTTAAGTTCAGTTACTTCGTTTGATTGGACAACTGTTGTAGGATCATTATCCGATCTTTCGTTTACGCCAATGTACGCAAAATTTTGATCTATTAAATATGCAATACAATCATTACCATCTGCTACAATACCTTTGTTACCATAAATTGTTGCACTACCAATACATCTAAGTTCTGCACCATACTTTATAGTGCTACCGTCACTGCTTTGATGTCCTGTAGAACCATTTACAAGTTTAATGCCAGTCTCTGCAAAATATGTAAAAGAATTTAACCATTCAACTCTAACACCGTTTGTAAGCGTAATTGCTTGGGCTCCTGGTGTAATAGCTGTAAAAGCATGGAATAACATACTAGCTTCTTGACTACTTGCAGTAACGTCTGCACCATCAACTAAAACTGCACGACCTGCATCACCTTCATTGTATCCTCTTGGATCGCTTGCACTTGTTACACTACCTTTTGTTAAAACTGTTACGTTTCGAATATATGGACTTCTAGCTGTAACTGTTGCATTAGGTTTGTATCTAATAGCATAACCTTTATCATTAACAGAATCGTAGTAAAAATCTTTTATAGTAACATCTTCTATTGTTGTATCACCGTCAACTAAAAATACATCTTCGCTTTGACTACTTGTATCAGGAAAAATGATTACGTTTCTTAATTCACTGCCTTTAATAGATGTGTTTGCTGGCACAGTCAAAGGTAATTGTTCGTCATATTCGCCAGGAGCAATATGTATTATCGATGGACCGGCTGAACTACTGTCTGCCGCATCTAATGCTCTACGTATTGTCTTAAATTGAGATTGAGGATGATCACCTTTGTTAGTATCTTGTCCTAAAGGACTTACATAGAAAATATTTCCAGCACGTAAAGTAAAATCTATGTTATCAATAGTAGCAGTTGTACTTGTTGAAATATTACCAGTAACATTTGCTATATTAGTATTACGCCATGTTTTGCTTTCTGCACTATCGTCATATGATGTACCTAAATCAAATGTATTATCTACATCAGGAATAATGTTACTGTCAACATCACTATTAAGTGTAATTGTGTCTTGTGCATCGTTACCTATTGTTAAATTACCACCGATAGTAATATCACCAGTAGCATGTACATTACCCATTACATTAGTATTAGCTTGTAATTCAATTGTACCTGTACCGTTACTAATTAAATTTAAATTTGCGTTAGTAGCATAAGTGCTTAATCTATTATCGTTAACATCTATTTGTTGAGTTCGTATTCTAGATAAATTAACATTACCTAAAAAATTAATAGGACCTGTTGTAGCTGTTATGTCATCATTACTGATAACAAAATTACCAGGGCTGGCAGATGCTATTTCAGAAGATGTTGCTTTTACAGTATTATTAACATCTAAGTCAAAAGCAGGTGCAAGAACATTTACACCAATATTGTTATTAGTAACATCAAGTTTTAATGTTGGTGTGCTATTGGTTGCATTTCTAAAATCAAGATTTTTACCTTGACGTTCTAGATTTGCAAATAATAATGGTCCGGATATACGACCTACTTGTGCCATGTGAATTCCTCTTTAGACACAGTATTTATCGGTAATAGATTATTAGTTTTCGACGTATCTAATACGAATTGCACCCATTCCACCGCGCCATCCGTGGTCTCTAACTCCTGGACATGGGTTTGCCGCTGGACCGCCTGATCCGTATGGTACTTGGTGTTGACAACCTAACATATCGTAACACTGACATGCTCTGTTACCCATCCAACATGATCCATGATACACACCCATACTTGGCATTCTACTTGCCGCGTTAAGTGCATTAATATATTGGTGTTGTCCCATACCTGACCAACGTGAGTATGGATTGTCTGATTCAGTTGCGTATGTTACCATAATGCCGCATTTAGCCATTACAAAAGCTGGAAGTGCAACGTGATGATATCTCATACATGTACATGCTGGATAGCATCCTAAGAAACTAGAACAACTAATACAACCACAACAGTTAACATCTCCACCGTAACTACATGCCATAAATGCACCGCTACAAGTATTACATACTATACCACAGTTTGGTCCTCTATTAGTTGCACAATAACCGTTTGCTCTAAAGCAACAATACATACTAGGAGTTGTTGAACAAAAACTTACGCCGCCTTTACCACCTTGCACACACATACAACCTACGTGTCCGTTAGTGTTAATACAAAAACATGTAGCTTCTGAACAACCTCTGAAACAAATTGCACTTGCGTTACCGCAAGACTTACCAACTGATCCACAAACTCTGTTTCCAGATACTACTGAAGTTTTCTTTCTACCAAATGCCGCCGCGTTTCCAGGTATACCTGCACCACAACAACACATTCTTGCGCCTGATCCACCTGCGCCCCATGCATCAATTGTTATTGTTCCTGATCCTGGTGATTGCCAACAGAATCCGTTACATAAAAACGAATACATTACTCCGTTATTATATGCGTAAATACGACCTTGTTCAAGATTTGTTTCTTCTTGTGTAAAGTTTTTTGATCCTAACAGTGATTTTAATGACGCCATTTATTACTCCTAATCATTATTATTTATCAAAGTTGTGCAATACTGTAACTGGCTTACCTAAATCAGGAGCAGAACTAAATGATAGATAAAATCCTGGTGCTTTACCTGCTGGATTTTGCACCAATGTGTAGTTTGTACCTGCTATTTGAAAAACGTTTTCTACAAATACAAGTATATTTTTTGCTGTTTTAGGTGCTGGAAAGTTAGCATCGCCATTTACTAATGGACCAAATACTGTTTCACTTGCATCACCATTTCCTAAATTTTGTTGAACTATTTCAGTTGGTTCTTTTTTTCTAACTTCTCCCCAAGCACCTGATGAATACATTTCAAAAGCTTCAACTGTAGTATTGTACCTTAACATACCTTCTTCTGAAAATACTGGTCTTGATGCTTGATCTCCAACCGGCACTACCATAGCAACTTCTGAACCCATACGTATAATATTATTAATATCATACTTCATACCTTTTCCTTCGATACTTCTTAAATTGGTACTTTGTGCTTTTATTAATTTCATATTATACCTCTAAGAAACTAACTGTTGCAACTAGGTTTGTAGGTGATTCACCTAATGCTACAATTTTATCTCCTGCTTCTAAAACAATTTTTTCACTATCAAATGTAAATGTTTCTCCTGCAGGTAATTGTAACGATCTAATTACCATATTAGTATTACTCTTTGCCGCGCCACTTTTTACAAAGTGTAGGTCAAAGTTAGTTAATCCATGTTCTTGGTGTACCGGATTAGGTGTTTCAGTGTTACAAACCATAATTGTCAAAACAGCATAGGATTTGCCGCCAGGGACAACTAGTAAGTCTGTATCTGTACTTGCTATTGCTGTGGATGCTATGGCCATATTTTTTCCTCTTTAAAATAACATGCTCAATAAAAGAGCATTCTTTCTACTTATTATTTCTCCGTTGGTGCTGTTAGCATGTTTGAAGAACAAACCAGTACCACCTGTTTCCGGAGTTTTTACATATAATTTGAGTCCATCGGACGGAGATGCTGGATCTGTTAACGCATCATCAATAGCAGGTGTACTTGTAATTGTCATGTTATCCATGATACGTATTCCACCTGTACCTGGTGCTGAAAGTTTTAGATCTGAATCACTATTAAGTGTTTCTATCATTCCGTCTTGTATTCTTATATCCTGTATTTCAAATCTATCTGCAAATATTTTTCCTGAATTTAAACCATCTAAATCAAAATTTACTACACTTTGTAATCCGCTAATTTCTCTGTCTCTTACTTCAACAAAAGATTTTGATGTACTTCCTTCTTCAATACGTCTTTGGAATGTACTAGTTAATGAATTTACAATTTCATCATCAACATATTTTTTGTTTGGAATATCGTCATCATCAGTTACTTGATTCTCATAATCGTTTGTACCAGTTACGCTAATAACACCTGTACCTTCATTAATTAAATATAAATCGCCACCAACTGTATCAATAGCAACAGTTTGAATTGCAATTAAAGCACCGCTTAAACTTTTAGCAGACCATCCGCCAGTTTGTCCTGTTTCTGTAACAGGATCTGTCCATGTAACACTTTCGTCATAAACCCATCTAGCATCTGCCGCGGCACCTCTATCAACTTGTATTCCAGCTGTGCCTAATGTTACACCAACTCCAGATTCACCGTGGTTGACTGTAATAATATTATCTTCAATATCTAGTTCGTTTGAATTGACTACTGTTTGTGTACCATTAATTGTAATATTTCCTGTAACAATTACATCACCTTGTACAGGACCTGTATCAAGAGTGATTGTTCCGCCATCTTGAACTTTAATTAAATAATTATCGTTTGGTACTTGTACTACACTTGTCATTTATAATTCCTATATTATAGGGAGAGCGTTAACTCTCCCTAAAAATGCCTTATGCGTCATCTGTAAAGTCGTCGTCATCAGTACCTGCTAATGTATTATCATCACCAGCTTCTTCTATTTGTACTGCACTGTCGTTAGTCGCAGTTGAATAGTTCCAAGCAATTGATGTTCCGTCTAAAGCGTTTGAACCAGTTGCACTTGGTGCTACTACAGTTGCTTTACGTCCTGTAATTTTGCTAACACCGTAAGTTTCTGAATCATCGCCTTTTACAGAAATTGTCATTTCACCTGCACTTAAAGCCGCTGGTAAAATACCAGTCTTTAGTGTACAAGTAAATTCACCTGCTGTTCCGATTTCTTCACATACGAATTTTTTTGAGCCTTTTTGCTTTACAATGTAACCTTCTTTTACTGCTGTTCCATTGTGAAAGTTGACTTTAATTTCTTGACCACCTGCTGTAGGTGTTCCGAAATATTTTTTGTTTAGTGGTCTTCCCATTTGTTTTCTCCTTGTTAGTAGTCCAATGCCCGTTCTATGAGCTACGCTGTGGGTACAGCATAAGTCCGCCTTGCGGCTCGCTATCTGACACAAGTATTTATCACAAATGAAAAAAGGCGTACAAGTCTCCCTGTACACCTTTTAAAAAATAAGCAAAATAGGTAGGATTTGGTTACACCTACAACCCTTCGACGCAGATACCTGTCTGAATCCCAGGAACCTAGTTCCGCTCGGTAGAGCGATGTGACTCAGCGTATTTCTACTACCAAGCCTGGGTACCACCCCTAACTAGTCAAGTTCGACCCTCTGGTAAGAGCCTCTTCCTTGCACTATATAAAAACTCTAGCTACAAGTTTTTAGCTTATGTTTACACTATAGCAGACAATCCATAAGAAGTCAACCACTTTTTTACCAAAAAGTGTTATATTCCTTGTAATTGTGGATTATCTTTTGCAAAGTAATTTATTTTAGCTCTAGGTCTAGATAATGGTCTTACCATTTGTTTACGCTTGATAGCTTTATGTGCTTCTTCAGTCTTGCGTTTTTTACGAGCTAATTCAAAGTCTCTGTAGTTCATATCACTCTCCTTTTTACAGTTGAGTGCGTTCCTTCGCATTATGCTACTTCCGGCCTTTAGGCTGAACGTATATTATTTAGTATCTAATACTTCAATAAATTCATTTTCTCTGTCTAAAAACTTATAATCAATCTTTACAGGTTCCATTACTTGTAAATGATCAACTATTGTATTTGGCTCAAAGTCACTGCAACTATATACATCAAATTGTACAAGTGCAGGGTTTTGTTCATCCCAAATGTGCATAGCAACATGACTTGTTTCTATTATTGCAAACGCAGTAATACCTCTATTGCCTTCCATTTTACAATAACTTGCAACTGGACCGTATAACTCTTTCATTGATATTTTCTTTATTAAACTACGTAAGAATTTACGAGCTTTGGATTTATTAACTATTGGTTTGCTAACTTCTGCACGTACAACTAAATGTTTATGTTTCATAATTGGATTTATTTAGTTGTTTATACTTTATTTTGGATGGTTTGTCAACCAAAAAAATAGGGCCTCGAAAGGCCCTATTTTAAATTCTGCTAAAAAATATTAGCTGAAGCTTACGTTACCGTTTGTGATTGCAACGTTAGCTAGGTAATCAGCCGCATTACCTAATGACGAAGCTGTGTTTGATAACTCAACATATCCGTATCTAGTCATGAAACTCACAACTGGTTCGAATGTTGCTGGGTCCATTACAACACCACTTGACATTAATGGAATGTATGGGCAGTAGAATGCTGGTGCATCTGATTCACTTGAACCTTTGTAACCAACTAGTACTGCTGTACCGTCACCTGCATATGTGTCAACATACACACGCATTGCGTTATTTAAAGTTCCAACGAATTTAGTATTTGTTGGTGCTTCAAATGTACCTTCTGTTGTTCTTGCGAACGCAGAAGTTGTCGCAGATTGTAGGATTGTTAATGCAAATGGGCTAACCACTGCATAGTTACCTGCACCACGTCTTGTACGCTGAGCAATCAAGTTTGCCGCTCTGTTGATTTGAACTGCTAATGCCGCATGTTCGTCACCAACAAATGTTGCTGTACCTGATACGCCTGCTTGGTCGTAAGTTTCAACTGCTGTACCACTTAGTGTACGTAGGGAACCTAAAACCTCTTGGTCGATTTCAGCTGTAATTTCTTGTGCTAAAGCCGCCATAATTTCAGCTTCAACATCGATGCCGTGCTGTGCCTGTGCATCCTGAGCCGCTTCAAAAGTCCAGCGAGCTGATAGCTTTCTGGTTTTTGCTTCGACTGTTTGTTTCAAGATCTGGATGCTTAAACGGTTACCTGCACTACCTTCTAAAGCGGCAGTTGCGTTGGCTTTACCCGTTGAAGTATCACCTGAATATGCTTCAGCGATCTTGAATGGTGAAAGTGCTTCTTCACCAGCTACAGCACCGCTTGCGCCTGTGCCTGCTGTATCTGAGTAGCGTACTCTCAATGTGTGGATTTGACCCACTGGTCCAGTCATCGGCTGAACACCAACAAGTTCGTTTGCTATTACTGTTGGCATTACACGTCTGATTACTGGTAAGATAACTCTGTTAAGAGTTGCGACATTACCGGCTGAAGTTGATCCAGCTGTTGCAGTCTCTGCCAAATACTTACGTGTATTTTCTAGAGTAGCACCCATAACAGTCTTTTTATTACCGTTTAGGCCTTCTAGCAACGCTGTTTTTGTCTCCTGCCAGCGACTTTCTAGTAGTTCTGACATAATTATCTCCTTAATTTAATCCAGCTAGACGCTTAATTGAAATTACATTTTCATCGTCTGCTTTACTACTAACGTTAGTTTGTTCTCTGTTGCCTGTGATTTCTTTGCCTTCTGCTAATATAGCCTTCTTCTTCGCTGGAGTATTCCCGTCAATAACTGCCGGTAAGTACTTGTCAAACGACTTTTGTAACTTTTCAGTTTGTACGCTTTCCAGTAAGTCTGTCATAATTTCACGTTGATCTTTGCTTAATGGCTCAATCAATCCGTTAATTACTTTATTTCTCTCAGCCGCTTCGTTGATCGTTTTGATCTCAGCATCTTTCTCTTTTACAAGAGCTTGTGCTTTTTCTACGGCTTCGTTCGCTTCTTTTACTTGTAAATCTTTTACATTCACAACTTTTAGAAGTTTTGCTGTTTCTGATTTTTCATTTAAGTAGCTATTAGCATACTCAGATGCAAAACTTTCAAACAGCTTACGACCGAAGTCATTTTGTCTTGCGACTTCAATATCTTCTTTAAGTGCAGAAATCTCTTTATTAAGAGTTTTGCTAACTGTTTCAGATACTAACTTCGCGCCCTTTTCAACAAAGCTGGTTTTCACTTTATTGAAGTGTTCTTTAGCTTCACGAATTAATCTAACCTTCGTTTCAGCTAGGTCTTTTTTATCTTCGTAAAACTCTGCAATTTCTTTTGAAAGAGCTTCTACAACAAATTCCTCAAGTTTAGCAAAGTTAACTGCCATTTTCTTTTGGTCTTCGTGTAGCTCGGAAACTTCCTTCCCTAGTTGGTCAAAAACAAATGCTTTCATTAGATCTGCGTTTTCACGCATTTTAACGGCATACTTTGCTTTGGCCTCTGCTAGTGATTTACGGTCATCAGCAAATTCTGCGATTTCTTCAGCTAATTTTTCATCAAGCATTTTATCGATAGCTTCAACCATAGTTGATTTATCATGCTCGTATTTTTTAGCGAATTCTTCACGAAGCTCAGCTGTAACAGCTTGCTTGTTCTCGCGAATTTTTGCTTCCCACGCTTCCTCAATTTGTGCTCTGACTTCTTGTGAAACTACATCGTTTTCAAAGAGTGTTTTCAGTGCATCTATCATACTTTTCTCCTAAGCTATTGGAGTTTATTGATTATATTAATCAATGATTCCTTTAGATACTTTTGTGCCTTATCGTCTTGTTTTGTTGCCTTTGCAAGTTCGTATGCCTTGTAGCCTCCGCGGCTATTCATTAGATGTTCGTAAATTGCTGTCGGGTAAGCACCCGGCGCACTTGGTTGTGCTACTACGTCCACCGTAATAATTTCAAATCCCGATACATTACCGGAATCTGTAACTTCCCCAGAGCCCCTAGAGGAAACACCAAGTTTCACTCCGCTTTGTAGCATTGTTTCAACTAGTTTTCCCATAGGAGTTGGTAGAATTTTAAGTTTTCCATAACCATTTGCATCTTCCATCCACATATCAGTAATCATATGTGATACACGATCCAAATTGATGTTTAGGCCTTCAGGATGATCAACTTCGCCAAGAACTGAGTAACCAGTGCCAATTTGATCATTTAGAGTTTTGACAGCCCTACCTATTTCCTCGACAGGGTAGACACGCTCATTTGCGTTGCGTACACCGCCTTGGATACAAATACCTTTCATATAAAGATCTTTGCCACCATTAGTGTTATCGGTAGACTCAACGACCATCTTCGCTTGGTCAAATGTCAAATTCTCGCTTAGTAAGTTCATCTTTACTTCCTAATTTACTAACAATTAAGAGCCTATTGTAGACTTTTTATTGTCAGCTTGTTCGCCTGCACTTTTCTTTTCAGCGCCGTGGCCTTTTGGCATGTTTTTCATTGACTTAGATGCTTTACCGCCAGGTACGTTTACGTTGCCCATATTCTCTTCTTTTGCAGAATTACCTTCTAGACCACCTGTTGTACCTTTTGTATCAGCGTCTCCGCCTTTTGCTATATTAGCACTTGTGCCGCCCATGTCGTTTTTACCCGCTACTGGAGACTTAGTGTTATCACCGTTGTCACCCATTTTTGCAGTTACTTTTTCAACATATTCACGCATTGTTTCTGCTTCTGATTTAGGTGATTCATCTACTTCTTCGTCTTTAGATGCTTCATCTACTTCTTCATCAGTTGCTTCCATGCCAAGTGTGTTGATGCTTTCTTCTTCTGCATCATCGCCTTCGTCATCTGCATCCATATCACCGGCATCGTCGTCACCCATGTCATCCATGTCGTCGTCTCCACCTTCTTTGTCTGCTTCAAACTCAGCTTTAATCGCGTCTAATTCTTTTTGTAGATCAGCCATTTGATCTTTTAGACCGTCGATTTCTTCTTCAGTGTCTCCATCGCCTTCTTCTTCATCGTCCATATCCATTTCAACGTCTTTTTCAAAGTCGTCACCCATGTCCATTGGATCAGCTTCTGGTGTTACTGTATTCATTTCAAGGTCGAAGTTTTCTTTAGCTTCTTCGTCATCTTTTGATGCTTCGTCTACTTCTTCGTCTTTTGAAGCTTCGTCAACTTCTTCATCAGTTGCTTCGTCAACTTCTTCGTCTTTAGATGCTTCATCTACTTCTTCATCTTTAGAAGCTTCGTCGACTTCCTTGTCTTCTTCCTCTAGATCATTTTCTAGTAGGTTTTCATAAATTTGTCTTGATTTTTCTACAACGATATCGTGGAAAAGCTCTTCGGCTCCCTTACGATCTTCGTTTACTAATTTTTCGAGCATTTCCTCGAATTTACTTAGATCTGCCATTTTTTATCTCCTATATGATATGTATTTTACCTATGGTAAGGCTGTCAATATTATTTAGTAATATTGTAATATTATACTGGAAAACACGCCAAAAACTGGTAGTTTTTGACTAGACCGGGTGGATATTGAAGGATTTACAAAAATCCTCCTTAGTAATATGGGTTAAATTTCCAAATTTATCTAAAGGTTCTGGTATAAATCCTTGTCGATCTAATAACACTCTTATATATCTTTTTTCTGAATTTTTCTGTAATATTTGTGTAGTTTGACGTAACCAGTTGCCAAAATAGGTAGCTGTATCGTGGTTACCTTTGTAATTTTGTGTGCCAGAATATATGTTATTGACACGTTTTTCTTCAGGACCTATACCTTTAAAGTCAAATCCTAGTATGTAAATGCTATCATGTCCGTGACTGCTACACAGATCTAATGCTGTAGGACCACTACTCCAGCCTTTACTAGGTGTAAAATAATGTAATCCTTTGAATCTTTCATACGTTTTATTGTAGTTTGTCCAAACTTCACCTTTATGTTGATAGCCGTTGTGAACAATTTCATTCACCATTTTAGTATCAACTGCAACAAGATAGTCTGAGTCAAACTCTCTATATACTGCATTGCAGGCATATATCTTTCCAAATTTACGAAGAGGTTCTAGAGGTATACCAATACGAGAAGTGCCGTTACCTAGTACAAATGCTATTGTCAATTATCACGCTCCGCCAGCCTCTGCATTCGCGGCCAATCCATACATCTGTCTTACAAAGTGTAATTCTTTTTCTTGTTCTTCTGAATGAACTTCTGCAGACATTCTGGCGCGATTAATCTGACGTAGTGTTAATCTTGTCTTACGTGTATCGTTAAAGTCTACTGGTGACTGATCATATTGGGGATCATATTGTTTGTCCTCAATAGGTTCAATTGTTTCACGGTCAAAGTAAAATAATTCGCGTAATATCATATAGTTATTTATACCGTTACGTCAGTATTCCCTGCTTCAACTCCAGCTCCGGCATCTCCAGTAGCTGTATCAGGAGCATCTGTTGCACCTCCATCAATAGGCGCTTCGCCTCCAGGTGCTTCTGGATCCATACCTGCTAGGTCTGCTCCAACACCTGCTGAACTAATACCTGCTCCACGCATTTCACCTGCGGCATCAGTTGGCAATGGTTTTAGATTTTCATCATTTTCTTCACGCCATAGTCTTTCGTTCTCAGCAAGTTCTTCTTCGCTAAGTCCTAAGAATCTTTTCATTGCAAAGCGATTTGAAATATAAGGTATAGCACTCATTTGTGTAAATGTAGGTATACGTGCATTATCAATTTCACTTTGTCTATAAGCCGCAAAGTTTTGCGGTGGTTGAAAACGTATATCAAACATTGCTGTATCAATGTTTACACCTTTTTCTAAAAGGTAACGTTTAAATTCTTGATTTAAATCTTCTACTAATAAATTTTGAAGTCTTTCACAATATGTGTTAAATCTTAATTCTTGAATATATGCTGTGCCAACTCGTCCATCATTGTACTGTGATGCTGAATCGTCGGCGCCAGTAGGCAAATAGGAACTAGGTATACGCAAGCCGCGAACCAGTTTGTTAGTAAAATATCTGAGGTCATCAATTTCTCCTAGGTTAGTACCACCTGGTAATGTTTCAACTTTAGAACCTCTTCCTTCTGCTGTCTGTGGGAAAAAGTAATCTTCGTTGATTGACAGAGGATTATAAGAACTGTCTATGACATTAGAACCGCCTCCAGTCGACGATGGGATACGTCTTTGATGTATTTCCGTTTTAACACGCTCAACAAATTGCATAGCAAGGTGTGATGGCATGTTACCCACATCAACGTAGAATACTCTGCGTTCAGGCGCACGTTGTACCCTATAAATGATTATTGCATCTTCTAATAATTCTTTTTGTTTATAAACTTTAAAAATTGTTTCAAGTAATGAATTACCAAAAGGAAAATTATTATCTAATCCTTCACTTAAACTTAAATGTAGCACATGCTTTGCATCAATAGCAATTTCACCTTCGCCTTGTTGGAATCTACTACCCGCTTGTTTAGGTGCTTGTCCAACCATACCGCGAACTCCACCTTGTAAATATCCATCACCGCCACCTGTAACATTTCCATTAGTTTGAAAAGGTGTAGTTGCCACCATGTCTCTAAAATTTAAATTAAAATCTTTTATAATATATTGTTCAGGTTTTTTACCTTCTGATTCGTTTACAATTATTCTTACAACGTTTGCAGGATCAATATGAAATAATTTTTTACTTTCAGGATCCCTAATAAAAAATTGATCACCGTACTTAAATGCATTACGCATAATTTTAAAAATACGTGTTTCAAAATTTTGAAGTTTATTCCATTGCTGTAAATATTGTTGTATTACTGTAGTTTCTGTGTTAGTTGCTTTCTTTTTGAAATCAATTAAAAAAGGTGTTTTATTTTGTGAATTTTTTTGTGAACAAAATTCTGCAAGGATATCTAGTGCCGCATTAACTTCTGAATCTAAATCCATAGTGTTATATTGTCCATAACGCTCTACACGATTAGGACTACCCACATAAACGTCAGGCAAATAACTTGAATAATTTGTTTGTGCTGGTCCTGGCTGACTGCCATTTCCTCTTCCGCCACCTAAAGGACTATAACTTCCGCCTAAGTTATTTGCAGTAGGGACAGGTGTAAAATATTTTTTCCAACTCATCTATAATCCTTAATATATATCCGGTCCGGAATTAGCTAATATTCGCCCTGTTAAGCGATTATTTTCTCGCATAAGGTCAATTAATTGTGTCATATCACTACTACTTAGCCCTCCGCCACCGCCTAACGATCCAGATTTGAGCATGTCTGCAACTGCAAATCCGCTCTCTTTTCTACCTTTATTTTGATCAGCAAGTGCTTCATTTAATTCTTTCATTGCATCTGCAAGGTCTTCAATAGCACTAGCATACTTTTTAACATTATCAGGTTCTAATCCATCAGTAAATGCTCTTAGATTAGCAAGTCCGCTACTTGCTCCTGTTAAATTACTAATCGAATTTGCATCAATATTACTAAATTTATTGATTCCTTCAACCATTTTATCAAATGGTGATTTTGCACCAAAGAAACTCATAATGCTATCAATCACACCGCCAGCGGATAAAGACAACATAGCACTACCTAACTCGCCCAATGCACTTGCAACATCTTTTAGATTCGCAGTGTCTTTAACTTGCGACATACGTTCAACACCTTCGGCCATTTTGTTAACGCCATCGCCTGCCGCACTTATTCCTTCACCTGCAAGTCTAATTGCCGCACCAGTACCAATTAATAATCCTGCTAGTACACCTGCACCTATTATCACTGTTGGATTAGCAAATCCCATAAGTAATTTTTGAAATCCTTTTATAGCAAGATACACTACACCACCTGCAACAACAAGACCTGCAAGTTTACTTAATGCACTGTCTAAGCCAACAAATATGCCTCCACTACCTTTACCTTTTGATTCTCCACCTGATTCTCCTGGAGTTTCTTCAGTAGTGGTAGTTGTATCATCTCCTCCTCCGCCAAAGATTGCACCCATAATCATACTACCAAGTCCGCTAAATGCACTTGCAATCATAGGTTTAATCATACCGCCAAGTTTGCTTAATCCGTCTTTAAGATATTTTTTAATAACATCCATAGGATTTTCAGCACCTTCTAATTCTTTAATGAATGCTCCTATCCAATTTGTAAATGGTGTAAGTGCTTTCTCTAATCCTGCAACACCTTTCTCTCCACCAAATGCTCCTACTAATGCCGCTAATCCTTTTTCAACCGCATCGAAGATTCCTGTTTTAATAAGTGCATCCATAATTGCGTTTTTAACTTGTTGTATTTGACGTTCAAAGTCGGCTAGTTCTTTATTTCTAGTTTTCTCTGCTTGCTTTTGTGCTAATTGTACTTCTGTTAATCCAGCACCTGCATTACGCATTTTTTGCATTTCAATTGTTGCGGCCATTGTTTCGTTACCTTGTGCCGCTAATAAACCTGCTAGTTTCTTTTCTTCTTCACTCATGTTAGCAACACTTTCAGCAGTCTTTCTAACTTCAGCCATATATTCAGCTTGTGTTACTGAACCGTCAGCAAGTCCTGCCGCCATTGTTCCTAAATTAGGATTCAAACGTACTAAACTTTTTCCAAAGTCTCCAACCGGTACACCACCTGTTGCAATCATTTCAGTAATTGCATCTTTCATCATCGGAGAGTTTTCACCTACCATTTGTAGCACTCCGTTAACATTTGCTTGTGCCGCTTCATCTAATGTACTCATAAACAAACTAATACGTTTATCAGTTAAATTCTCTTGCATCTCTTTTAATAATTGATCTCTACGTTTACCTGTAACTCTTGCAAGTTTGTCTATTTCCATAACAGTTGTGCTAACACCTGTTGCTAGATCCTTGTTGCTCATAGTTTGAGCTCTACCTAATCTAGTTTGTAATTCTAAGTATTCTGCTGTGTACTCAGCAGTTTCTTCCATAGTCATACCTAACTTACTAAAAGTTGGTCCCATTGACTTTTGTACTATTCCGCTTATCTGTGAAAAACGTTTTGCCCCTTCACTGGCACTTCCTGCAAATAAAGCTAATCCTGTAGAGTTTTGTGTTACTACTTGGTTGAATGTTTCTAAACTCAAACCTGCTCTTGCTGATGCTTGTCTAGCACTTAATAGACTATCACCTAAGTCAATACCAACACCTGATAACTCTCTAAATGCGTCAATGTTTTGATCAATTACACTAACAAATAGTTGCATTGTTCCGCCCAATGCACCACCAATAATTGGAATGTTAGATATAACACCTGTTACATGTGATGAAAATTCACTTAATCTGTCTGAACCAGACAGAAACTCCATAGCCATATTGCTAAAGCCTTGCTTGAGATGACCAAATCCATTCATCAAAGCATTGCTAGTTTCTTCAGCTTGTTCTTCTAATTCGTCTAGGCTTTTAGTAGTTTTCTTAGTTTGCTGTGCCATTTGCACCAAGTTTTTCTTGGCTTCTTTTTGGTCTTTACCACCACCACCGCCTCCTGCTCCTCCACCACGTTCCATGGCGCTTAGGATCTTAAGGAGTGTGGATTCCGTGGCCGCGTCTTCTAATTCAACTTCTTCTTGGCCTATTCTACCTTTTACAGTCATAAACAACAGATTCCTATAAAGTGCGTATATAAATACAAGTCATATATACGATTACACAATAGTATTTATGCGGAGGAAAATATGCCAGAAATAAAGCCAAGTGGACATAACCCACTTAAGAAATATTTTAGACAACCTAAAATATATATGGCTCTACCAAGTAAAGGCGTCTACTATCCAGAAGGATCATTAGATATGCCTGACAACAAAGAGCTACCTGTCTTTGCTATGACAGCAAAAGATGAATTAAGTTTAAAAACACCAGATGCACTTTTAAACGGTCAAGCAACATGTGACCTAGTTCAAAGTTGTATTCCTAATATTAAAAATGCATGGAAAATGCCTGCTATAGATCTAGATGCATGTCTTGTTGCAATTAGAATTGCAACCTATGGCGAAAAAATGGACATTTCTGCCACCGCACCTAAAACTGAAATATCTGCAGATTATCAGATTGACCTCCGACAGGTTTTAGAAAGATACGGTAACGCACAATTTAATCCTACGTTTACATTTGAAAACTTACAAGTTGAAATACGCCCTCTTAACTATCAAGAGTTTACTAAAGTAAGTATGCAGACTTTTGAAGAACAACGTTTGTTACATATTGTTAACACTGATGATATGGAAGAAACTAAAAAGTTAGAATTATTTGATAAAACTTTTAGAAAAATAAGAGATATAACTTTAGGTATGGTTGTTAATAGTGTTGTAAAAATTACAATACTAGATGGTGAACAAGCAGAAGAAGTTACTGAAAAACAATTTATTTCAGAATTCTTAGAAAACAGTGATAAGAAATTTTTCTCTGCATTACAAAAACATGTTGAGATACAAAAGGAAGCATTTAGTATTCCTCCAATGGATGTAGAAGCAAACGAAGAACAATTAAAAGCTGGTGCACCTGAAAAGTTTTCAGTGCCTATTACATTCGACCAATCAACTTTTTTCGCATAAGGATCGTTCAGTGGCCCGTTGAACAGATCCTACAAGAAGTACAAAATCTTGAAGGGCAGAGCAAACAGCTCAGGTCTGAAATCTTGAGATTAATGTGGCACATGCGTGGAGGCATAACATTAGAAGAAGCCTTTATGATGGAGCCAGGCGATCGAAAACTTATATCCGATATGGTTAAAGAAAATCTAGAAACAACTAAGAAAAGCGGATTACCTTACTTTTAAGTTTGTACTGCTGGCGCTTTCGCTGGTGCGGCTGGAGTACCTGTAGGAAATTTTAAATTACCTTTAGGTGGTGGTGTTTGTGCCGCTGGTTTTGTAGCTGGTGGTTTTGTTGCCGCTGGTTTTGGAGCTGGAGGTGTAGCCGCCTGTCCATCTGTTCCAGTTGCTTTTTGTTGTGGTGTAGTTTTTGCCGCTTTAGCAGGATCACTTATCAATGCCGCTTTGATTGCTTTTGCCATTTCTGGATCTTTCTTAGCCGCGGCAATAATTGGATCAATGTTTGGATTAGGTAAACCTGCTTTTACACTTGCTTCAATACCAATTGGTTTATTTGTACCTGTGTCTACCCACAATGCACCCATCCATTTGTATTCTCTACCGTTTGCTTTTCTTACATCACCTTTTTTAACTGTTCCGCCTGCTTGTTGTTGTGCGCCACCTTGTGCGCCACCTTGTGCTGGTGCATCATCTCCACCTGCTTGTGCTTGAGTATCTCCACCTGCTTGTGCTTGTGCATCATCTTTAGCACCTGCACTTGCTGTTGGTACTGGCAATTCTATTTTGCTTTCTGCACCGATTGCACCGATTTGCTCATCACTCAAACCGTTGTCAGCTAATATGTTTACAATACTTGCAGTGTCTGTAGGTGAGCCTGCCGCTTTGTGTGCTTTAGCTAGTTTTTCTTTTGTAACTTTTAAACCAACTTGTCTACCAACATTTTTGACACCTTTTACTGCTTTTCCAATTCCTGCCTGGACTGCGTCACCTGCTTTGTCCATAGCACCGCCAAGTTTCTTAGCACCTTTTTTAGCAAGATCTCCAATATTAATTTCGTCTAGTTGTTGTTCGTATTCTTCATACAAATATGCATATGCTTCTGCATAATTAATAGACTCTTTTGCTTCTGCTGGCTTAACTTCTGATTGTGCTAGAGCACCTCCTAGTGCAACTGCCGCCGCGGCTTTTGCAATATTTTGCGCCGCATCGTCAACTGCTGTTTCCATTGATCCTGAAACTGATCCTTTGAATATTTGATCATACAATTCATCTCTAAGATCTTCTGGTAAATTTTCTAAAGCCTTGTCTAGATTTTCTGTAAATGGATTAGGTTGTACAAACACACTTTTAATTTGATAAACAGGATTTCCGTCTGCATCAACACCTTGAATCATTGTATCGGTCAAAGCAGTATATTCAGTTCCGTCTGGTAATGTTTTACTAACTGTCGACTTAAATGTTTGTCCAACTTCAACTTCATCTGGTACGCCTTCTACTTTTAAACTATCTCCAACAACAATTTTATCTGAAGCAGATATATTTGTACCTAAGAATTCTTTTTGAGCTAATGCTCTATTAAATCCTTGTGTATTTTGTAGTGCTTCAATGTCTTCTTCTGACAAGCCAGCATCTAATAATTTTTGTGTGTTGTTTGTTATCCATGCATTGTCTGGAAAGTCTGCAGAATTTATTCCTGCGTCATTAAGTTGTTCTGCATCAAGGTTGGCAACAACTTCTGTGTCTACTACTTCTTCTTGACCAGTACTTGATGTTGATGTAGTTTTTTCTAAGTCAACATCTGTGCCTTTAATACCAAATTCGTCTTGCATAGCATCAACAGTATCATTTATCGAAGCACCACCGCCTATTTCACGTATCTTATCATTTACCTGATCAAGTTGTCCTTGTAAAATTTTCTCTGCTTCTGCGTCTAGATTACCTCGTGCTACTAATTCTTCCATTGCACTTCTTGTTTGTATTAGTTCTTTTGCCGCATCAGCATCTAGATCAGCCATGCTTGTTGCATCCATACCGTCTAGTTGTGTTATATCAATTTCGCCTGACGCATCATTAACAAATGTGTTTGTAATTTCTGCAGGTAATAACTTGTCTAAAGCATCTCCTAATGCGCCTGCCGCCGCACCAATTGCCGCACCTTTTACAGATTTACCAACTGCTGTTGAAAGTTTATCACCTTTGAGTGTATTACTTGCAAGTTTCAAAAAGAAACCAATTGCCGCACCACTTACAACACCACCACTTGCAAACGCAAGTACAGATGTCATTGCACCAATTACAAATGCCGCCTTGGCAGGATTTTCTTTTGCAAAGCCACCATAACTGTCAACCATCGTAAGTATCTTTTGACCCATTGGGTTACCGCTAAGTTTTGTTTTCAGTTGTGCTTTTAATTTTTCAAATTGTTGATCAAAGTTTTTTATAGGTCCTGAATTTTGAGCGGCTTTAAGAAGTTTATCAATTTCTGCTTGTAATTTTTTTGAAACTTTAGAAGTTACTTGGCCTGCTTTACCTAGTGCAGTTAGATTTCCTCCATCTTTTCCTGCTACTGTTTCTGCGTTTGCAAAAATAGTATTAATTTGATTTTGTGTAAGTTCTGCTTCGTACAAACGAGTAACTTGTTCCATTAATGGCCATACATTCTTTTCCCAATGTCCT